TTTGCTCACCTCTGCCGTCATTATAACCGTAATCATGTATTCTTGCAATTGGATATTGCAAAAACTTTTTATTTACCAAAAATATTTTTATATTGTTATAAAAAAGCAGAAAAAAGCGATACACACCCGCTTCCTTTAAGAAACAGGCTGTATCGCTCTGTCTGTGATCGTGTATTTTATTGTGAGGATCACATTCCCAGGGAATCTGCCCATGCTTTGAGTGCATTCTTGTCTGCGCTTCCGAAACGTTTGCCTTCTTTCCAGTTGGCAGATGGTGCGGATTTCTTGAGAACGGAATCTGTCTTACCCATTCCACTTCCACCGGAGGTTGCAAATGCTGCGATCGTCTTGCCTGAGAAATCATAGCTTTCAAGGAAGGTATTGATGATGGTCGGTGCCACATACCACCACCATTGAGTGCAAATCCAATGATCTCAGGAAGCCTTATGATTCATACTTTTACAGTCACCGTACACCCGCAGAAACGGGGAAGGCAAACTCTGTGATTACAGAAGTCTGTTGACTTCTTTCTGCACAGCAGCATAATCATATCCTGCGGCAGTCAACTTGTTCTTACGGTCTGTGCCGTTGCCCCACTTGCCTGCGATAACTTCCTTCGCAATCTGAGTCACAGATTTCTTACTGGAAGTGCTGCCCTTCGCCAGTTCATTGACTTTCGCCTGAACCTGAGAGTAATTGTACCCGGCAGCTTCCAGTTTCTTCTTACGGTCATCACCGTTGCCCCACTTGCCCGCAAGCACCTCTTTTGCGACTTCGGTAATGGACTTCGTAGGTGTGGTAGTTTTACCGCCTACAAGTCTGTTTACCGCAGCCTGCACCTCAGAATAGTTATATCCTGCGGCAGTAAGAGCGTTCTTTCTGGCATCACCATTGCCCCATGCACCTGCAAGAACTTCCTTCGCCACTTCATCTACAGATTTCTTAGTAACAGAAGTGCTACCGCCATCTGGATATCTCAGAACATGATTCCACGGATAATTACGGTAAGCCCTGATAAGAAACTCTTTTCCGGTCTGATCTCCCGGTGTTCCACCTGTAGCCGTACCTTTTTCATTGATAGACGCTTCTACTTCCATACCATTACCGCAATACATTGCGACATGGTGTTTGTCATTCAGCAAAATATCACTTCGTTTCAGTCCTGCACCTGTAGCCAGATTTACCTTATTGGTAACATCTTCAAAACCGAAGTGTTTAAATACGGCAAGCATTACTCCCGTATAAGCACATCCGTACTTTTCAAAAGAGTATGTTTTTACCGGAATCCCTGCGTGTTCCCATGCAGTATATACAGCGGAAGAACAATCGTAGTCACCATCTTCGCCCCAACGGTGTGTCTGACAATAACCGTGTCTATCGTCTTTCGCCGTATCTTCCATCCATTTGATAGCTGATTCTGCTTTACTCATTTCTGTTACCCCCTTATCATACTTCGTAAGATTGTACTGTTCAATAAGTTTCATGTTGTTTGTCACATAGGTAGAACTTGTGGCATATCCGTCAGCCTTGATGGTTTCCAGATATTTCTTTGGATTAGTGATCCCTTTAAGGTTCTGATATCTGGAAAGCTGAATGAACTCAAAGTAACCCTTGATACCTTCCTCCATAGAATCATAGACACGGAAATTGTCTTTGATCGTAGTCAACGTACCTACGGTGTACTCTTCCTGAGTAGTCATATTGACACTCTTGCCTGTCCACTTTGTACCACACTTCAAACCAAAATAGTTATGATATCTGGCAGCAAGTTTGGAATTGCCCCAACCAGATTCAAGAATTGCCTGTGCAATGATCGGGCTATGTACTTTGATCCCGTATTGTGCTGCATACTTCTGTACGAACTTCGCAACCTGTTCAATAAATTCCTGATTCGTCATAATATATCGCTCCTTTGTGAAGAGGGGAGAATGGCTCTCCCCTGTGCTTACTGATCTGTGTTATCCGCAGAGTCAGATTTCTTTTTAAGTACCTCAATCGCAGATGTAATTGCCGGGGGAATGTTAATCCCCATAAGACCCGCATTTTCCACAATAGAAATAGTCTCATTCGCAATAAAAGCAATCACCACTGCATCTCTGATAAAGTTCGTCCCGGTCACAAGATCAAGGCGTGTGGCTACCAAAACCATCAGAAGAGTAATGCACTTACGACACAGCCCCTTCCATCCTGCTCTTGACTCCAAAGCACCGTTTTCCGTTTTACCGGAGTTATGGAACACACCTGCCACAAGCAGACCTGTCACATAATCAATAGCCATGAAAATTACCAGTGTTACCAGTGCGGCATCCCAACCGCCAAACAGAGAAGCAATCACGCTTCCAACCACTCCGATAGCTGTACAAATTCCATCCTTCATCATCTCTTTAGTCCTCCTGTTCATCATAGTCCTCCCCGGTAATCTCTTTGAAATTCTCCGGGCTGATCCATCCCTTTACTACTGCGTCCCTAACTCTCTTCTCCTTCCAGAGTCCATTGTCATAGAAATTCTTCACCATCTCAAACTTACTCTTCTTCGCCATGATCCTGTACCTCCTGTTCGTCCTCTTCCTGCTCCATCTCGATATCTGTCATCATAGCCAGATATTCAATGTCACTGTTTGCCTTTGCGATCTGTGCCTGCATTGCAGCGTTCTTCTGACGCTCTTTTACAAGCTGTTCTCTTGCACTGATAAATCCAAACATTTGCTTTCCCTCCATAAATTCTTATAATATTGATCCATACAGATAATAAGGTTGTGGCAATTTCTCCTTGCCCTCCTACCCGGAGATTTCCTTTTCTTGCTACTCTCATTACCTACATGGGCTTTCCAACTTTCATAACACCTGTCAACCTCTTCCTTCGTCATGTACCCTTGCTTCGCTCTACTTACCAACTTCCGCAGTTTCCTACGTTCGTGTGATAGCTTCTCAGGAAGCAATGTCATAACTACTTTTCCAGTATTTACCAACCGAAAGCGAAAACCAAGAAACTTAATACCCTGAGTCACTTTGAAAAGCTGTGTTTTCTTCGGACTCAGTTTCAAACCTCTTGAAGATATCCAAGCGTCAATCTTTATCAAACACTCCTGCAAATAAGCCTTATCCTCATGGATGATAATGAAATCATCGTTGTACCGGACGTAATGCTTAATGTGGAGCTGTTCTTTCACAAAATGGTCAAAGTCATCTAAGACTGCTAACTGTATAAGCTGTGTCGTTTCTGAACCAAGACCCATGCCGACCTCTGGATCATCACCTTGATTGAAGCTATCAATGATCCGCTTTATTTCTTCGTTCACCCATTCATCCTTGACTCTCTTTGCTACCGCTGAGTAAGCCAGTTCATGAGAGGTGCTACCGAAGAAATTCTTCAAGTCTGCTTTGAGTACCCACCCTTCCGTACCATGTTTCCGGTAATATTTCTGTAGGTGGCAGATCAGCCTTTTCCTTGCGAACTCTGTTCCTCTCCCGTCCTGACAAGCACAGTTATCATAGATAAAAGATTTTGTCACGGTATCGTAAAAGTAGTTATCACATAGACTTCTCTGAAATACCCTGTCCTTGATTCTTGTACTTACAATGTCTCTTTCTTTTGGCTCATACACTTTGAACTGTGTATAGGCATCTAACTTATATGTACCATTCTCCACGCTCTCCTTTAGCTTATGAACATTAACCAAACCATTCTTTACATACCCGGCTACACTGTCTTTCCACATGACGTTGTTCTTGCAATGCTGCATAGCCCGGTACAGATTATCAAAGTCACAGACTTCATCTCTCACTTCGGATTCCATCATGTATATTTCTCCCGTAAATCATTGGTTGCCGTTTATAGTGATACTGCCGTAAGGACGGCAATCACATCAGCACTCTGTTTTCGCCCTACTATATTCAGGTCAGGATGACGATTCCTTGTGTGAGTGCATTGATTTCAGCCTATGCCTACTTTATTACTAGCGTTTCTCACAATCCGGGGCAACCCCATTGCTGTTGTTCGCATTGTTGTTGTTCAGATTACCCGTATTGTTCACATTGCGAACGTTGTTACTGTTCCCGGCGTTCGGGGTAAACACATATCTTACAATCGTCAACCTTATATCATTTACTTGTATCTATTTTCATCAGACCTCTTCCAGTTCCGAAGAAGATTCTGGACATTGATTACAAGTCCTGTCCAGTAGTCCATCTTAGAACCTTCGATTCCGAAAGTACGGTAAGCAATATCCATCATGGTTAGCAAGGAATATGTCTGTGCCAAAGCCTGAACTTGATATCCTCTCCGCAATTCCCAGTCGGCTTTCCAATGTTCAGACTCAGGATTCACATACACTGAATTTGCCATATTGATAAGTCGGCTGATTTCTACCGCAGCATCCACGATCTTTGCAGTGATGCACCAACGGTATCTCTTCGGGAAGCAACTCTCATTACTGCAAATATGGATGGTATGTGTAGCCAACTCATTTGCCTTTGTGATTACTTCCAACTTTGAAGTACCTCTCTTTGACTTCGGTACTGACATTGTCCTCACTCCTTTCCCACCCCTAACGGGGTGGATTTCTGATCTTAGATTACGTTACAAGCCGGGGCAACCCCACCGCTGTTGTTCGCATTGCCGTCGTTCAGATTACCCGTACCGTCCATATAGCGAACGTTGCTACTGTTCCCGGCGTTCGGGGTACGCTCCCACTGCCACTGCGGACTACCGTTTTTATACTTTACACGGTTACTATCAGCACCCGTGTTCGGGGAAGTATAATCAGAATAGTCAGAGTAGTAAGGGTACGGCTCACCTTCCTTGATACTGCTCACTTCATCACCCATGAATAACTCACGTCTGGAAAGCAGGAAGAACTTGTCCTTTGTGGTATCAGAACCACCGCCGTCAGTTACGTTATTACGACAAGTAACCTTTGTGGTCTTACCGATAACTGCAAGGAAATCTGCATCCATTCCATTCATGAATCCTGCCTTATTGGAAACCCAAGAAGGAGGTCTATCATAATTGGTAGCAGGTGTCCAAACAGAACCCGCAACTTTGTCACTGTTCAACCATCCACGAACCGCAGACTCTTTATAGTTATTAGAGCCGTAGCACATTCTCTGACCGCTGTTCAGCGTTGTCAGTTCCGTACCGCCTGTACCCTCTGTGGGCTTCACAGTTTCAATAACTGTGGTGCTTGTAGGACTGGCGTAAGTTTTAATGTCATATTTCAGCGGGTCTTGATCCCAAGCACCATTCCATACGATCTGTCCACCCTTCGGAACTGCTTTCGCAAGAGTAAACTGGTAAGTCTTACCGTTACCCATACCACCACTCCAACCGTTCTTAGGAGTTACATGATATGTACCTGCGGCAAGTTCCTCTTCTGCATAATACATAGCTGCCGGGGCGTTAAACTGTACAAAATCAAACACCTCATGAAGCTGTAAAGTCATGCTGTGAGTGAACTGCTTGTCTGCCGGGGTATCAATGTCAAAACCGATGATATCCCACACCAGAGTTGTGCTACCTCTCTGACAGGTCAACTGATCTCCCACCGCAAATACCTTGCTTGCCAGTCCCTTACGAACAAGTGCCTGCACATCACTCCAAGATGTAGGTTTCAGGCTGCCACCCTGTCCGGTTGCAATCGCAGCAAGGAACTGGTTCATAGTGTCCATCTTCTCTGCGAACGTATCGTCAGAGAGAAAACCAAACTGATTGCTCATTGTCTTATCCTCCTTTATCCTGTAACAACTTCGTCATACTCAAATACGGGCTTACCACCAATCACCTTGATTGCACCCTGATAGGTTTTCCCGGTATCATCGTTGACGATCATCATAGTAGCTGCCGCTTTCAATGCAGAATCGGTAGCAGTGTTGCAATCTGTGATTGCCTTTGAAGTGTCCTGCTGACGCTTTGTTTCTGCCTGAACTCTTGCAGTCTCAGCAGCTACCCTCTCAGACTCTGCATCACCTCTCCCCTGCTCTGCGGAAACTCTTTTCTTTTCAACTTCTACTCTGGCACTTTCAGCTTCTACAATTCCCTGTTCGGTATCAGAAGCATTGGTTATTGTTTTCTCCAATGCCGTTTTCTGATCTGTTGCTTTACTGATCGTTTTTTCCAGTTCTTTTACCTTAATATCGGTATGCTCTGTTATCTCTTCTTTAGCCGTAGCTTTCTCAGAATTGATATAAGCAGAAGTTTGATTTTTTACTTCCTGAATTGAAGATTCCTGCTGTGTCTCTATTGCAGAATTAGCTTCTGAAATCTTATCAGCAACATGATTGTCAAAACCATTCACTCTTGAAGCTGCACTGTCCGCTGATGATTTTGCTGATTCTTTAAACTGCTGTGCTTCATCTTTAAAGCCTTTAGCACTTGCTGCTGAACTTTCAGCCGAACTTGCTGCGTTCGATGCAATCTGCTGTTTTTCACTCACATCCGACTGCATTTCTTCTACAGATTTCTTTGCTGCTTCTACAGCGACTTTATCTTTTGCAACTTGTGTTGCTGAATCTGCAAAATGAGCCAACACTTCACCAAACTCTTCTCTTGTACCTGTATAACCCTGTGCCACAGCATCGGCATAAGCTGTTACACATCCGAGGTCTGTAGTTAAACTCATGACATCTCTACCTCCAATCTTCCGTTATTGATTTTGAAATTCAGACTTTGCAGTATATTTTCTGTTCGGGTTAAATACAAATGACCATCTTCCCGGATTTCCATATGACAAAATCCATTATTTACGGCTACCTGTTTAGCCTGCTCTGAATAATATTTCGCATTGTCGGTATTTCGATCAGGATAACTTTCATGTCCGTGTGCCCATGATTCAGCTTCTACAGCACTATCACTGGCATTTTGTTCAGAAACTTTTGTTTGTCTCAGATATTCATTTGCAGCAGCTAATGTGTAATGGAATAAATCTACATCCTCCGGGGCTTCAAATCCCTCTGGGGCAATTCTTCTATCTAAGTACATTATTACGGTATTTACAGTTTCTCCTTCGTCAGAGGTAGACATATAAATATAAGCCTTAATTGTACTTTTCTGAGTCAATGCTTCGTTAGGAATATCAACGGTAGACACTCCGTCTATCGTACTGCCTGTCACGATTTTTGCATTATCCAACCCTTTCCATACAAAATGCACCTCAAATACGTCAGGGAGATCAAGACCTTCAATCTGCAATTTCTGACCATAGTCATACATCCAAAGTCCGTTTAATTCGATTTCTTCATCTTTTTTATGAAACTTTGCAATTAACATTTACCCGTCCTCCTTTGGCATTTCAGGTTCAGACTGCTCACTCTCTGTTTCAGGTTCAGACTGCTCACTCTCTGTTTCAGGTTCAGACTGCTCAACCCTTATCTCTGCATATAATTCAGAGTTCTTTATAGCTCTTACATCAGCCAAAGCCCCCTGTAATACACCTTCCATCAAGTATGCAGGAATGTTAGTTTCAGCAATAATTTGATTGATAGCTGAATTTACCCTTACTCTGACATCTTCAACAATCATCAATAAACTACTCATTATTTAAGCCCTCCTTTTCATATAAATTTTGTATTAATCTCAGCATAGCCGGAATAATAACCCTAAAGTTCCAGTCCTCAGGTTCGCCATTTTCATTTAACTGAGTTGCCTGCGGAAAACAACTGTACACATCCTCTGCATAAAACCCCGGAAGTTTCTTTCCATTCAGCCAGTCTGTTTTATTAAGATAACCGTCCTTATATTTAAACCAGATTACAGGTATATCTAAGATTTTCTGTGCTTCTTCTAATGTCATGTCTGCAATATGATCTTTATATCTTTTCGAGGAAGAAGATAAATAAGCTACAGTTGCACCGTCTTTTGCGAATACCATATGTCCACCGGATGTTACATGAGACAGATTGAAAACCTTAAATGCGTCAGAACCATCCGAAAACGTTGAAGTACCCGCACGTATCTCTAACCCTCCATCAAAAACGAAAGCATGTGATCGCATACTTAACGTAGCGTAACCCGTACTTATTTTCCCGTTTGTAATTGTAAAATTACCGATAGTTCCTTTATTCGCTATAAATGATCCGTCTGTTTTAATCTGAAAATACTTATTCGCTGTAACCAATCCGTTAAAATTGATTTTAGAAGCATGGATAGTTACACTTTCAGCAGACTGATTAATCTTTGAAATAATTTCATCAGTTCCCACTTTCTTACTTACTGTCGATGTAATACTATCAGCAGATTGCTTAATGGCACTGTTCATCTCAGTGGTTGTGGAATAGCTTTTCAGCTTTGAATCTGTATCGGCTTTAGCATCCGAAAGTGCCTTATTTGCTTTTGTCGTTGCATCAGATTTTGCAGATGAAATTCCACTCTCATAAGTAGTCGTTGTTACATAGGTCTTACTTACTGTCGATGTAATACTATCAGCAGATTGCTTAATGGCACTGTTCATCTCAGTGGTTGTGGAATAGCTTTTCAGGCGTTCAGTAACATTATTATTAGCTGTTTCAAGGGTATCACTTAACCCTGATTCAAACGTAGCATTGGTAACATATGTTTTACTTACCGTAGCTGTAATATTATCAGCCGCCAGTTTGATAGCTGAGTTCATCTCAGTGGTTGTGGAATAGCTTTTCAGCTTTGAATCCGTATTAATCCCGGCATCTACAAGTGCCTGCTTTACTTTAGCTGTGGCATCTTCACCTGCTGCTGTTAATGTAGAATTATATTTGCTTTCAGCATCCTCTTTAGTCTCATATATTTCTGAAATATTTTTAGAAACCGTTAAAGTAATACTATCTGCCTGTTGCTTAATAGCTGATTCCATATCAGTTTTAGTTGAATAATCAACCAATTTATCATCTATTTTTTCTTCGATCTCCGTGGTGACACTTTCTTTATAATCTGTGGCAATTTTATCAGCCGTAATGCTTCCGGCTTCGATATAGTCTGCGGTCAGTTTATAAGCCGCCAACATCTGCAATACTGCATTGCCGTCTTTCGTAACTCCATATTCCCATACAGGTTCACCTTTATTCCAATTTTTAGTCCATGCAAAACCATTTGCCTGAAACGTATAAATGATATTACTGGTTTCCAAAGTTTCTCCATCATGGAAATAATACTTTGTTGACCCGTTGTCCTGCTTAACACCTGTCATATACAAACCCAAGCTGTTAGCAAGCAAACGATTCATCTCTAAAGTAGCCTGTTCTCTTGAAGATAAACTATTTTCTACTTTCTTTCGTATAGTTTCCAAAATGGTAGCCTGCTGTTTAGTTAAACCGTTATTTTTATCATAACTTTCATTCTGAGTGGTTTCCCCTTTACCTGCTATTTCGGTACTCTGATTCATCACAAAATTAACATTGGTTACAATAGTGTTATGTGTTATGCCCTTACTGTCCTTATATGAAATCCTGTCCATAGGATAAAGGTAAGGGGCAGGCTTAATCGTGGCTTCATAAGGACGATATGAAAAATCCTTCAAAGAAACATACAGTGTATCAATAACTACCTGTGGATTTTCCTGAATCAATCCATTCGTGCTTAAATCTAAGCAATAATCGTCTGTGCCTGCAATGTACTCTTTTTCCTCTTCATCATCTTTGAAATAGACACCTGTTATAGAAATATCGTTTTCATACATATCACTGTCATATCGTTCAGACGATGTGATTAATACATTTGTAGACTCATACCACTTTATCTCTAAATTTCCATCACTGTTCATAAATGCACAAGTTCCGGTTAAAGCAGTACACCATTGTAACAATGTACGATAAGTGATTGCCTGATCGCTAGGAAATTCTTTAATTGAGTAATCCTTATTCACTAACTTTGACAAACTACTCACACAAGTAACTCCGCAAAGTGAACAAATACGATTTATTAAGTCCTCTACCGTCATCGGAAAACTTAATTTTGATTCGTCAACAACCTTATCAAAGCACATCATTCTATCCAGTGCTGAAATCTTAATTGTACTTTTATGCCGTGGAGGTTCATCTATAATGAAGTGTCCGCAAGGAATCCAGTATGTAGGTACTGATCCTGTAGCTGTCCAATCTTTAATCCCTATCTGCACATAAAGTTCCGCACCTTCAAAAATCGTATTGTCATATTTACCGCTATCATTTTTTAAATTAAATGATAATTCCGCAGCAACCGCAGAACCAACTTCGATCTTTGACCCTGAAACACTATATCTGTCAATCGTCAGACTTCCTTGCAGAATTTCAGATTCTCTGATTGTAAATGAACCTGACTTTCCACTAACTGAAATTTGCACGATTTGTCTATAATTTTTATTGAATAAATCAATAACTGTTTGACTTACTTTATACATTAGACACCAGACCTTTCTATTGCATTAAAAGCAACATTGCTCCATATGCCTTTCCTACTGTTATACAAAGGTGCTGATCTATCTCCCATATAAAACTCAGAAGTCACATATGTACCCTTCATAGGGTCTAAGTAACAAATATTTACATATTCAGGATTAAATTTTGTAAGAATGTCAGAAGCATCAGAAGTTGATATATTCTGCCATTCAAACTCTAACTTGACACACTGCCCGATTCTTTTCTTATCCATTACTGTATCTTCGGTTCTTCCTGCATCACTTTGCGAAATATCATTGATAGACCATTTAAACGAGGAAGGGCATTTAACAGGTTTTCCATCCACGCTTTTTATTGGATTATATTCATCTGCCATATTACCCCTCCTTTACACTCCTACTGGCACTATTGTTCGTCCATCTCTTTGATTTTTGCGGTTTAACGCTTTAGTGATAGAACTTGTTGTTATTTCAGTTGAAAAATCCTTATTTGCAATTTGACGTAACAATTCATTTTGTTCTTTCAAAAGTTCATTCTGACGGGCAGTTGCTTCATACATCCCTTCACGAACTCCATCAGCAATAGAATCCTGACTTGAACTTCCGGTAAGTCCCGATCTCACTTTTTGAGCCAAAGTGTCCATCCACTCTGTATGATTCTCCAAAGGAAGAACGGCTTCACGTCCTGCTTCACCGCCGCCTAACATGGTGTTACCCATCATGCCAAACAACTGTGCCCCTTCCAAAATACCTCCGGTCTTATACCAAGACACTGAAAAATGAGGAATTGATGGAGGATTCAAACTGAAATTACCACTGATACTAAAATGAGGAAGAGGAATGTTCGGTAAACTCCAACTAAAGTTGAAGAAAGATTTCATCCTATCAATTCCATCTCCTACAGCATCTCTGGCTTCACCTATCTTTTCAGTAATAGATGACCTGATACTCTCAAATGTACTGCCTGCCTTTTTCTTGATAGTTCCCCAGTATTTTGAAAGATTCGTACTGAGATTTCGCCATGTCGTATTAGTTCCTGTCTTTATATTACTCCATGTAGTAGATATGGTTGTTCTCATATTGCTCCATGTCGTTTTAGCAGAAATCTTTAAATTCGACCATGTTTGACTCAATTTAGTCTTTATATTGTTCCAAACCACGGATGTTCGGGTTTTGGCATTTTCCCACCCGGATGAAATTGTAGTTTTCAAATTACTCCAAGTGGATGACGCTGAAATTTTCAGATTTCGCCATACAGCCGAAACCACATTTTTGATATTCCCCCATATATGAGAAGATACCGTTTTGATTTTGTTCCATGCGTCCGACACTGTAGATGTGATACGGGACAGCATATTCTTAATCCAAGATACCACTAAACCGAAACCTGAAATAATTCCATTAAGTAGTCCCTGAATTAAATATGTTCCCATCTCCATCATTACTGTGGATGGAGAGTGAATCCCAAAAACACTTTTAAATCCGTCAATGAAAGGATCAAATACGTTTTGTTTGATCCATGAACCAATTCCCTTGATTCCGTCCCAGATTCCTTGCAGTAATCCTGCAACCCAGTCTAATCCGCACTTCTTTGTACCGTCATCATTCGTAAGATATTTTTGGAAATATCCGTTGATATCTTTCCAGATATCCGCTACGAAAGTACCGATAAAACTTACGGCTGCCGCCAGAGCAGACCCTAGCAGTTTAAAAAATGACTGGGCTACCGTAGCAAAGTTAATTCCCTGAATACAATCTTTTAAATTTTTGTAGAACGCATGAGCCATTCCACTCCAATTAATTCCTGCAATCCATTCTTGTGATTCTTTAAAGACCCCTCTTAAAAGATCACCGAAACTCTTTCCTACAAGTTTCCAGTTTAGACCTCCAAGTAAGCCTATTAAGAAATCCAGACCTGCCGTGAATCCTCTGATAAGTAAACGTCCTACAAATTCAAAATTGATTTCTGATAAAGCTGCATTAAGAAACTGTGCAACTCGATTTCCCAGATTTTTAAAATTTGCTGTTTTTAAGAACCAATAAGCTGTCTGTACAGCACCATTAATCCCATAACCGACTTTTTTTCCAAAGCCTGTCCAATTAATGCCATCCACAATTTCATTGAATTTATTTCCAAGAATTGTACCCAGTTCTTTCCAGTCACCCGCTTCAAAAGCCTGTTTCAGTTTATCTGCAAATTGACTGATAGAATTGTCAATCGGAAGTTCCTCAAACATTGAACCGTAATCAGGTGTTGAACTACCACTGCCCCCGGTATTCCCTGTCCCAGAACTGTCTTTATTTTTATCACCAAGAATATTTAATTCATCGAAGCCTAGAGTGTATCTCTTAATTTCATCAGCGGCTTTCTTTGCTGCCTTAGACGCTGTACCTGCGGCATCCTTTGCTGCACCACCGTAGGTAGCTGCAACCTTCTTAGCTGCTGTATAAGTCTTAGAACCTGTAAGTCTTGCAAATAATTGATTCAGGATGTTGAATAATCCCACAACCTTACTGGTTACAAAGTCAATCGCAGGTGCGAGGGCATTAATCAAAGGTGCTGCCATAGCACCCATACTGTTCTTCAAATACTGTGCGTTCGTAGCAAGAGAGTTCATGCTATTCGCAAATGTTCCACCCATCAAAGCACTGTAGTTGTACAGGTTATTGATACCGTCCTTAAAGCACTGTGTAAGCTGAGACATTGCAAAACGGATCATTCTATACAGTGCAATACGCTTGATGGAAGAAAGGAAACTTCCCAAGGCACTTGTCGCATTATGCACCTTAGAGGTAAAACGATTCCCAAGAGAAGATGTAACCTGTTTCACACCTGCCGCTAATTTAGAGCCAAGGTTTGTCGCAACTGCTTTAACCGTTCTTCCAAAAGCACCAAGAATACCACCAGATTTTTTAAACTCAGAGTGCATTGTTTTAAGATTTCCCACAGCCTGACCAATTCTGTGCGGTAAACTTCCAATCTGTCTACCTATGTAGGAAATACCTGTCAGCCCGCCAATTTCTCCGATAACCTTTTTAACACCGGATAATGCCGTTCGTGCCACGCCTGCGGATCGTGTTACTTCCTGTAACTGACTATCAGCATGACTCATACCGTTGTCAGCACCACCAGTATTGCCTACGTCCTCAGTCTGTGTACCACTGTGAGACGTTGATCTTTCAGACGAAGCAGGCTCAGAGTTAATGTCTGCCGGGTTCGGTGTTCCTGATCCTGTACCGCCTGTATTTACCTGCGGAATACGGACATTCTGTAGACCCTGCATACCCTGTAAGGCTCTGCTCATGCTTTCCATACGATCAATGTCAGACTGACTGATACTCTTCATTGCATTTCCGATTTCAGAAATTCTTTTCGGAGTAGACGCAGAAATTTTAACCTTTCCTACTTTTCCAAGGGACTCCATTGCTTTTCCAAAACTTTCCAGTTTGTCTGTGTGCAGTCCACTCAATGCCTGATTCAGTTTTTCAAGCTGTTTGACCGAACTATTCAAATTTGCACCGCCCTTAATAGCAGTTTTAAGGTTCTTAAAACTATTTGCAAGTTTGTCAATACCTTCCGCACCCTTATTGACTTTAGCTTCTACTTGAAATTCAAGACCTTCAATCTCAACACCCATTGTTTACTCTCCCTCCTTTCTCTTGTTCTCTTCAAACCGCCTGTTAAATTCCACCATCCATGCTCTCATAGCATCCTTACCGTTCTTCATTTTCTGTTGATTCTGACGTTCCTCAGTTTCCTTAATAGCTTCCTGCGTAATTGGAATAGGTTCTTTCATATACGGTAAAGGTTCATGTTTTTCACTTAAAGGATTAAATACAGGAGAAGCATCAACCAGTGCTTCGTAGATATACATACCTTGCATCCAGTGATTGAAATTTTGCCTGTCTAAATCTCTCTTATATTTATCCCGGTAGAATTTAACCATTGTGGCATCCCCATCCCAGTAATCATTATAGGTCATACCGATTGACAGGTAATATCCACAGTCTTGCTCAAATTTTTCCGTGTAACGAAAAGAGGACGGACGGTTGTTACGCCCGCCCCCGTCATTGTCGGTGGACTCCCCCGTTACCACGAAGTCACCCACTCCACGTTTCCCGTCTTTTCATCCGGTTCGTCTAACAGAGACATAATTGGTTCGTTATACATCTCTGAAAGTTTACCGATAAGAGTCTCTTTATCAGGCATAGCCGCAAAAATCTTATCAATAACTTCCTGCTTCACAAACCTATGATGTGCCTTAAAAGCACCTGCAAACAGTGCAGGAAGAAGAGTCATAGGACGTTTTTCAACGTCCTCTCCAACAAATCCTTCTGCTTCCATCTGCTGAACAGTGCGTCTTGTATATTCCAGTGTGTAATCCTTACCTTCATAAGTAAAAATAATCTGTTTAGCCATTGCTTTAATCTCCTTTAATTCTTAAAATTAACTACTCTTCGGTAATAACTGTAGATGGTGCAATCGTAAGAGACATACCTACCACTTCATTGACTTTACCTCCTGTAATATGAATAGCAAGCTGACCTTCAAAGGAAAACTTACCATCTGTACCAGTCGGAGTCACAGTACCATCTTCGTTATCAGTACCGCCAAACCATACAGCGTAACCTTCGGTTTTACCTTCCAGTGCTTTCAATGCCTTATACTCAGTATGGTCATAATTCGCAGGGAATTTCAGACCTTCATTTCCAAGAATACCAAGGATATAGGTTTTCATGCGATCAGAAGTTGTAGTTGTTTCCAGAAGTTCCGGGTCAGAACCCAGATCAGGGAACTCCGTAATGTCCACAAGTTTCTCATAGGTAGACGCTTCCTTTTTGTGCATAAGAAAGGTCTTAAATGTACTAATAGCCATTGCTCTTTACCTCCTGTAAAAATTTTCACCGTCCGTTGCTGCTGAGTAACGGGCAATGATTCTGTATATGGTTGCGTCCTCCAAGTTCGGGACTGGTGTAAATGCCAACCGCCTAAAATTCATGGAGAACATCTTTTCATCAATAGCTTTTGCTATGGATTTACATTCCGTTTTCTTACCCTCAGACTTGTTTGAGTACACATTGATCTCAAACATTACAAGGGACATAGCTTCCTTACCGCTTGTGTCCTGCTTGTCAGCAATCGTGCTGTTATCACTTTGAGTAATACTCACATGAGGGAAAGAAGAAGGGGTCTTTGTATATTCGCCCGCTACATTGATTCCCGGAAACTCTTCACGAAGCATCCTAACAATACGGGTATAGACCTCATTTTCACAATCAATCATCTTCGATACACCCTCCTTGCTATTTCCTCAAACTTTTCTTCCAGTTCACGAACTGTATAATACATACTCATGTTTGCAGGATTACCATAGGTATGAATTTCTCCTGCGTGTTTCCCGGTGGCTATCACCTCACCGTTTGTACCGGGATCACCCTGATATCTCCATCCTTTTTCAAGCCGTCCTAAGTGGTGTCCGTAACCGCCATGCTCAAATCCGAACTTCCCTGCTTCCGGGTGGGAATCAGGATATTTCACACCTGTACCGAACTCAATGAAAAGAACGGAACTGCCTATAGCCACTACAGCAGCTTTATTCTCTCCCCTGCTTTCAACCGATACCGAAACGTCATTCGTACCATCGTAGGTAGCTGACTCAAACTTTGCTCTGGAAATTTGCATCCCTTCATCAGCAAGGGCTTTCACAAATTCCTGAGTCTTTTCTTTCAGCCACTTCTTATAATCCTCTAGTTCCTTTATCGCATTGTCTATACTCTGTTCCGTAAGCTGAACTTTGATAATCCTTTTACTCATGAAACTTTCACCTTCGATACTGCGTAAGAGATTGTATTGAGGGATTTCGCAACCCGCTTTACCGTATAATCATAAACAGGTTTTCCATCCTGATAATCTGGCTCTCTATCCACAAACAGGACTGTGTTTTCGTCTATCGGACAATTCATATCGTCCGTAATCAGAACCTTGTCATAACTGTCCAAGTTACCGAACATATTCACCTGTGCATACCCGGTAGCGTGTGACACACTGCACATCAGCTTCACAGGTCGTTCATACAGAACCCGGTATTCACTTGTCTCATTCCCATCTTCATCAAGAAGAGGTTCTTTCCCCTTATACAGACAGTAGTAGATTGCTGTCTGATTCCGTTTCATTAGTCTCATTACAACACCCCCACTACGGGAACGATACGCCGCAGAAGTGTCGGTGGGATATCTCCATCCTCATAGGTACGGGACACTCCATTTTCACTGTGGCTTACTTCACCTTCTGCTCCACGTTTATTTATCATGTACGCTGCAATCTCCACATGAACTCCGTCATATTTCGCAGGCACTTCGATTTTATCCCCGAATGGATACGCTTTAGATACTACTATCTCTTTCGCTAAATTTAGATAAGTGAGCAGTACGTCATCATCTGTCTCACCTGTCATACATTCAAGCATTGTAAGTTTTTCATTAATTGACATACCGCCCACCTCCTTTACTCTTTACTGATTAAGAACTCGCCTTTCCGATATCCGCAGCATTAGCCACATAAACAGAACGGCTGTATGCAGGCTTCTCAAAGGTAGTAGAGATACCTGTGAACTTACCGTGATACCACTCAGCACCATGATCCAGACCGATCTGACCGAAAAGCTGATACTTCTCACCCGCACCAGTCTTAGCAAGCGGTTCAAGGAAGAAGTTACCCTTACCCGGAACAGGCTGATATACAGGTGCAAGTACATCAAGGTTCAGAAGCAGTGCAGTACCCGCAGGTAAACACTCGCCCAGATGCAGATAAACAACACCGATCGGAGTTACCACACTGGAAAGAGAGATACCATTGATCTCACGGGCAGCAGGTACGATAGTAAGACCATTCTGAACAGCATCAGCATTGATCTGAAACAGAGTCACGGCATCACACCAAAGGACAAGTCCCTCAGTAGGGGCGTTCGCACCATAAATCTTCTTAACCATGTCTGCAATGTCCCAGAGTCCCAGAGGTTTCTTATTCATTGCCATAGTGTTAGAAGTAATTGCCGGGATCAGACCTCTGGTCTGGTTGGCATCATCATCACTGGTTGCCTTGTGGTAAACACCGTTGATGAACGTATACTCAATGTCACGGTTCACCTTCTGAATCTTAGCTGCAACCTGAAAATCCAGTTCTGAAATTGGATTCGCCTGCTGATTCGCAACATTGATACCGGAAAGAGTACCCATGTTACTCTGCTTACCGTAAGAGATACCTACAGACTCCTGAAAAATCTGAGTCACGTTAGTTTTCTGTTCACGGGTAGTAACAGAAGCATCCGGTGCAGTAAGAGACTGATTCTCAGTGATATTCGGCTGAGAGCCGTTACCACCGGAACTGTATTCCTGACCAGTCACAAACTCTACATGATTGGTAGTTTTGGCTTTAGAGCCGATAATAGAACTAAGCGGGGTCTTAACATTACCCTTGTTAAAAAGCATACCGGAGTAGTTCAGGACTCCGAAGCTAGTTGCAAATACGTCTGCCATTGTTCATTCACTCCTTTATTATTCTGTCTGATCGGCAGCGTCCTGTGCTGCCAGACGTGTATAGTAGGCAACTGCGGTCAAATCTCCGCTTGCCTGTGCTTCTTCGATTTTCTTCTGATAGTCCATGCCACCAGTATTCTCAGAACCCGCAGCAGGTCTGGGAGTACCCTTCATCTTTTTGGCAAGAATATCTTTCTCACGGGCTTCAAGGTATTTAGTCTGATTCGCCATAACCTTGTCCATGTCACCATCTACCATTGCTGTAGCAGTGTCATCAGCAAGTTTTTCATCATAGCCCATAGCCAGAAGTTTTGCTTTCTTTTCTGACAGTGCCATAGAACGTTTGAGGTCTGCGTTCTCCTGTGTCAGCTTATCCATCGTTGCTTTCTGTTCAGCGGCAGCAGCTTCATCCTCACTCTGCTTACCTCTCAACTGTTTCTTGTAATCAGCAGCTTCCGAATTGGCTTTAGAAAGCTGTGCTTTCAGGCGGTTCACTTCCGCTTCATTGTCTTTCGCTCCTGCACCTGCACTCTGCAATGCAGTGGAAATCTCTTCCTCAGTCATACCTTCCTTATAGGCATCCCCAAGCAAATCACTTAAATAACTCATAATAGTCCTCCTTGCGTTTGTAGGTGTTCCCTCACCATGATTTCCGTTTTATCCTCTTGTCTGAGTTTGCGTTTTGTAGGTGTTCCCTCACCATGTATGTAAAGGAAGCAGATCACTCTTCCTCTGCATCAATGTGTAGTTCCACGGTGCATCGGCAGTTCACATTGTTCTCAGCTTTTGTAAACCCTCCGGGGTAAGCTGCATGATCTCCGTCAAATGTCCAGAACTCTTCGTCCAGAGACACCGAAGCACCTTCCAGATAACGATGCGTTTCCCGCACCTTGTCATCCATAACCGTGTACCAATTCTTTGTCACCCCATATCCAACACTGGATTGGTACTGGTGTCCTCCATCCAGAACCGCAGCGTTGTATACTCTGTGAAATTCAGATTCAGCAAGAGTCTGTAGCCCCTGTAAATCTCCTGAGAGGACATGATCTGCAACCCTGTCCTCAAATGTCTTACCATCAATCACCAAGTAGATGACTTCATCCATGCTTCTCACATCCACGGTCAGATCATAAGCAAGCATCTCCGAAGCGGCTTGTACGCCCTTGCGATAGGCATTTATGAGCAGTGACAAAATGTCATCTGCTATTTGACTGACCTGTGCGGTCTGATCCTCTGTAGTTTCGGAAGCGGTGTTATAACTGACAGCGGTAAGGGCATTGATTTCATCAAACGCCAGAATGTAATTTGAAAGTGTCTGTTTATTCATGACAAAATAAAAAGGGACTATGAGTTGTTACACTCACAGTCCCATTGGACTCACCAGAACCTTTGTCCCGGCGTTACTCTTTCATCTTCATTTTTCGCTTGATTTCAACAATGGTGATCTTACCCTGCTCAATCAGTATTTCCACTCTGCTCCCGTGTTTCAGCAGACTTTCCATCTGCTCCACCATTTCCTTCGTTATTACCGGAGTCATCGTCATTCCCCTCCTGTTTCATTCTTTGCTGTTGCTCAAACAACTCTTGTGCCTTTTGCTCCTGTTCCTCTGCATACTCAGCACTTAATGTATATGCAAGGTCAGAATCTACAAACAATCCACAATGCTCAAATGCAAGACGTGGATGAATTTTGTTATTTTTCAGCATCAGATCAAGCACCTGTGCCTTTTGAAGAATGTTTTCGTAGTTCCTTCGTGTAAACCGGATTTCTACATTGCATACCTTCAAGTCCATATCCGCAAGAGTACGGCAGATGTTCAGAACCACCTTCAAGAAAATTCTCTCCGACTTCTTAAACATCAACTCACTGTCTTTTGCTCTGGCTTCGGCAGCAGACCAACCATCACGCATGATAACGGCAGACCCCGTATCAGATGTTGAAGAACCGCCATTACGGTTCGGCATACCACAGATGGTAAGCACTGTCTGATACATATGGTCTACCAAGGTCTGAGTCTCACCCTGATTGAGATTACTTACCAGATAGTTAATCTCAGCTTTCAACTGGGGATCAATGTCTTTGAACTTGATAGCCCCTCTTTCCCGGAGTTCGTCAAAATCTTCGGAACGGATATCTACGTTGTGGAATAGCATCAATGCCTGAATGAACTGCTCCACTCCATCCAGACGGTTACTGTCTGTCAGGTTGATTGCATCCAGAAGCGGGATAACCAGTTCAAAAGCACCAATCCTTGCCATATTTAGCGGATATTCGATAATCGGAATCTCACCCAAAATATGTGTGTCGTAGGAAACCACCTTCGACTCCACAATCTCAAAATACTCATGATCGGAATAGCAACTGTAATGTACCACTCCATTTTCATCCACCACATACTTAACACCCAGAATTGGCTTGTTGCCTAAACCGTTGTTATAGACCACGAAGGTATTTCTGGGATCAAGAGTGTAGATTTCAAACGGGGATTCATCGTCCTCTCCTGCCATTTCATCCGGGAGTACCATACGGAAGGAAGTTCCGCAGATATGAAACCAGTCGGCAAGTTCTTTGTCCTTCGCAGGCTTTTCCTCTGCAAATACGAACTCATTAAGCTGATTAATTGCATCGGCAATATTCTCAGCGTTTCCTCTGGAAACATACTGTAACGGTTCACCCATGAGGTAGCCTGACTTGAATGAGACAATCTCATTCGCACGATTCTCAACGATCTTGTTTGTGATCTCAGGTCTTACTTCCTTCACACGATTAAGAATCGGCTGTCTACCCTTGTAGTAAGACCACAGGTAGCTGATCTCGCTTCGGTTCTTCCAGTGGTACGGTAATGCTTTTCGCAAAATTTGAACCACGTTACCAATATTTACTTCGGTTTCATCTGTCAGGATCATCCTTCGTCCGTTCAGATGTAAATAGGGTTCTACCACTGGTGACACCTCCTTCTTAATAATCTTTCTCTATGGTTTATTATAGCACTCTTCAATGGTTAAATCAAGTAATATTTAGGCATAAGCATTGGAGACTTTTTGAGAAAATTAAATCCTTCTGTCCATAATCTCAACCGTATTTCCGATTAACCCTCTCAGTTCATTTTCAAGCAATGCAAGGGAATCTGGTGCGTCATCGTGCGGTACTTTACCAGATCGGGTATAAGTAGTCACCTGCTTCAAGAAAGCTGCATACTGGCTATTCCTTGCGTACAGTGACGGGTCTTTGAAGTAGAACTTCTTCAAGATGTTGTCCGATGCGAACTCAATACGGGTCTGCTTGTTATTGATCGTCTGCTTCGTTCGGATATTGCACACATACTTTCTGTCAGTTAAAATCTGCTGCACGTCACGGGCAAAATACTTACCTGCATTGTTCGACTCAAAGGTACTGGCTACCACTTTGTTGTCAATGAGTGCTTTCGCACATTCTGGTTTGGTTACTTCCGGTACAGAATCGTCAAAGACTACATCTACGATGTAGACCTCACTTCCGTACACCGCAGCAATCGGCATAGCACAGAAGTCATCTCCGGTGTCCGCAGTATCACAGACAGCAATGATACTGTCAGGATCACGGTCAATCGGCAATTCAAAGTAGCGGTTAAGACTCTTCTCCGGGAAAAGGATTCCTTTTGCTTCAAACGGCTGCTGCTGAAATTCGGACTCAAACTGTTCCTCAGAAAGCATCTCACGCTGATCCCTAAAATACTGAGTGGTGAAAACCTTTCTACCCTCACGCATATACTCAAAGTTACTTTCATCTGTCACCGGATCAAGAGCAGGTGTCTCAATAATCTTGCATCGTTTTCCCTGTTTCTGCATCTCTTCCTGCAAATGACCGATAGGATCATACAGAGAGTATCGTGTACCGCAGATGACAATAGGTGTACCCTCAATAGCACGTCCAATGATATCACCAGAGATGACCTCCCACTTATCATCAAGTCTCTGACGGTTCTTCGCTTCCTCACGTCCTTCCACACAGTCATCGAGGTACAGAAGGTTAGTTGCTTCGGAAAGACCTACCTGACGGGCATCAATGGATCGGCACATAACGGTAGGGAATCGGGACTTGTGCAGAAGGTTGATAATCTTCGTATCGGCATTGGTCTGGACAAGTTTGCTCTCCGGGAAAATATCATAAAAATGATAGTCACTGGGTAGAGTCAGATATTCCAGACACCCCAGATAGAACGACTTAACAAGGTCATCACCTGTACCTTCCATAAGCGTTGCTCTGTCTGGGTACTTACCTGAAAGCATATTCGTGAAGTTGATACCTAACTGGGACTTCCCGGCTCTCTTCGGCATGGAAATGGATAAGAAGTCCAGTTTCCCGTCAAGAATCTCCTGATATGCGTCTACATATCTTCGCAGATAATGACGGCGGGGCTGATAGAATTTCTTGTCAAGGGGCTTGCCATACTCTACCGCCTGTAAATAATCATCGAAGAAATGTTGTGCCCCGAAAAGAAGTGACCTGAACATCAGATCATCAAACTCTCTGGCTTCGTCAAATTTCTGACAGCTTACTGTCATCCGTAGTCCCCATGAGATATGATTACGGAGTTCATGATTCCATGCGTGTGCTGTCTGGAAGTCAATCTTCTCATACTCCCGGCAGACTGCAAACATTTCTTCGTATGCAGACCTATCAAGCGGATTCCTTTCTATAGCTTCATAAATCTTTTGTTTCAATTTCAAATAATTCATAATAACCTCCTGAGAATAAAAAAAAAAGGACTGTCAAAACGACAGTCCCATTGGACAAGCTGTAGCATCCCTACAGCCAAGTATTCAGTTAATCAATAAGCGGCAATCCGTTGTTATCCTTTAATCGTCCTCTCATGATTTTGATAATATCAAGCAGCCATCCTATAAACAGGAAGTTGAAAGTGAACATTGCAAGCAGACCTCTCATGAATCTTCCCACATAGAAATAGTGACCTCCGAACACTCCTGTAAAAATACAGAGTAATAACGCAGTTCTTTTCTTCTTATGACTGCTCAGATAAACACCTGTAGCCATACTTGATCCTCCTTATAAGTTCGTTAAAATTCTGAACGGTAATCTGAACATCCAGAGGATAGGCATGATTATTACATAGTACACGATCTTCATAGATACCCAGAACATCAGTCGGAAGCATAACCACATGAAATAGCAAATGCCCCATAGTAAATATAGCATACCTATCCCTCACTTTCACCATCCAAAATCATTTCTTCATCTTCTGACTGTATGATGATCTGAAACTCCATTGCATCAGCCCACTTTATGAGCGTTTCTACAGTCATACCCATGCCATCATTTCTCAGGAGAGTCTTACCGATACTGCCTTGACCGGAATAACCAAGTTCCTCTGCCAGTTTTCGTTGACTCCATCCTCTTTTAGAAAGCATGGTTTTTACACAATCTTTCACGGTCATAGCCGTCAGCCCTCCTTAATCAGACTTATTGGCGTATGCCTATCATGATAGACGTATGTCTATTATACTCCCTAACTTTTTATAGTATAGCCCTCTCTAAGAGAAGTTATAGCACTTGATAGACGTATGTCTATTTTTAATAGGCGTATGCCTATCATTTATTCTGAAATCTCAAATGTCTCACCAGTTGAATTGTCCGTAACAGTCAATGAACAATCCATCACCTTCAAGAAACGGATCAGCATAGAGATTTTCATATCACGATTAAGAGCCTGACTTACACCAGATTGGCTTTTCATCTCCATCTTCTCTCTCATTTCAGTCTGAGTGATTTCCTTCTGTGCCATGAGATTTTTAATTACTTCGTTAGCCTGCATTGTGCTACCTCCTTTCATGCTTACATGATATTATGTTTTTGTGATATTGTCAAGACCTTTTTAATTTTTGCGGAACTTTCGCACCTCACCCGTCCAGGCGGGCGGGGG